GTTCGGCAGGTTGCGGCACAACGAAGCAGGCGGCATCGGGACGCTGCACTTCGGCATGGCAGCAGATGAGGAATACTTCAGGCAGCTGACGAGCGAACGGCAGGCGCTGCGGTATCACCGCGGGTTCCCGATTCGGGAGTGGGTCAAGAAAGCAGGCGATCGAAACGAGGCGCTGGACTGTGTGGTCTATGCCTACGCGGCGATGCTGCTGTTCTCAAGACGGATGAACCGCGCAACGATGTGGCAGCAGCTGGCGGATCAGCTTGAGCATGGGAAGAAGACGCCGCTAAGATCAAAACAGCAGACCCCAACCGGGGCCACTGGCTTTGTCAGCAACTGGTAGCGCGCAGAGCCGATTCGATCATGTAGGCAACCAGGCTTGAGACGGTGCGGCTTTGGGCGTTGGCACGGGCCTTGAGCTTGTCTGCGATGCTCTGCGGGAGAACCACCTGGACCCGTACACCTTGCGCCATGGTTTGATCGTGGTATGATTTGACAGCAGGCGCAGCCAAGTGGCTACGCCTGAGCCAGATCCTAATGCAATCGGAGGCGTATTACCAATCCAGCCAATGGCGCTCCAAGCGCCTTGGGCGACTGAATCATGACGATCACACTTGCCAAGGCTGCGGCATCACTTGCCAGCAGCTAGCCGATCTTGGATGGCCTGCTCTGCAGGTACATCACCGCAATGCCGGACCACCGGACTACCGATACCCGTCATTTGGCAACGAAGCGCTGTCAGATCTTTTGACTTTATGCGCCGAGTGTCATGACGGCATTACCAATTCAGTCCGCCGCCAACGCTACAAGCTCGATCCCAAAAAGCAAGTGCAGGCCGTCACAGTCGCCGCACCATCACTGACACCCAACACACTCACAACACGACGCAATGTCCAACCTTCCACAGATCGAGATACGCTTGCAGGGCGTGAGTCCATTGCTGTGCCACAACGGTCAGACTGCCGATCCGCGAAATACCTACGCGAAGGCAATGAAAGCCGTTAGTGGCAAGCGAAAAAAAACTGACGCCGACTACGATGAACTGGCCCGGCTTGAGTGGTTGGCCGGCTTGTATCGCTCTGCCGATGACCTAGTCATTCCTGACTACGTTGTCGAAAGCGTGATGATTGCCGGTGCCAAGAAGAGCAAGCGTGGCCCGCAGGCCAAGTGCGGTTTGTTCTTCACGCAGCACGCTGCACTGCAATTTGATGGCAAACCTGCAGCGATCACTGACGACACACTGGCCGAGATGTTTGAGTCAGGCGATTTCACCCACACTATCGGCGTGAGGGTGGGCATGGCCAAGGTGATGCGCACCCGGCCGGTGTTTCGCCACTGGAGCTGCACTGCGATCGCTCAGTACGATCCCGACGTGCTAAACCTGCGGGACATTGAAGAGATCGCATCTGATGCCGGCAAACTTGTGGGGCTTGGGGATTGGCGACCTAAGCATGGCCGATTTGAAGCGCAGATAGCCTGATGTGCTGGGCATCCTTTAGGTGTAAGTCCCAGTGCGGCTCGGCAGGCTACGGCAGTGCATTGGCGGGGTCTGGCACGGCGCGGCGCGGCGCGGCACGGCGCGGCAAGGGCCATAGACGGTGGCACAGAGGGCTTCGGCTCTCTCTGCCATCCTCACCAGGATGGTTATAGCAGGGCGCGGTGGGATGAGGTACGGCATGGTCAGGTTGGGCCGGGCGAAGCGTGGCAAGGCATGGACCCATTCCTTGGGTAGACTCGACACAAAGGTCATGGTCGAACCGTGAACATTCCAAGTTCTCTCCGAGCTGGTGACACGGTTCAGTGGCGTGATGCCCCTGGCGTTGACAACCTTGGCAATGCAATCGATAGCGGTTCCTACACGCTGACCTATTACTTGCGGACTAATACCGCCAGCGAAGGCGCGACGGTGGTGGGCAGCGCTTATGGGACCGGGTGGGAGTTCACGATCCTGGCGGCTACCAGTACGGCTTTCGATGCTGGTCAGTGGTATTGGCAAGCCGTTGCCACCAAGACCGGCAGCACGGTGACGATGGGGTCTGGGCAGCTCACTGTGCTGCGCAGCTTGAGCTATAGCGGCACACCTGGCGCGGTTGATGGACGGTCGCAGGCAGAGCAGGACCTGGCAGCAGTGCAGGCCGCGATCCGCGCGATCGTGGCTGGTGGTGTTGCGAAGGAGTACACGATTGGCAACCGTAACCTTAAGAAGTACGACATGGCCGATTTGCTGCAGCTTGAAAGTAAGCTCAAGGCTGAAGTGAAGCGCGAGCAAATGGCGGACCTGATCGCCAACGGCCTTGGCAATCCCCATAATCTGTTCGTGAGGTTCTGATGGGATTGCGGACGCGGCTATTTAGGGCGATGGGTTTTGAGCCATTGCGGCCCCAGCGTCGGGCATACCAAGGCGCACGGGTGAGCCGGCTGACTGCGGACTGGGTGACGAGCGGCACGAGCGCCGACAGCGAGATCAAGTCGAGCTTTAAGGCACTGCGCAACCGTGCGCGGCAGTTGGTGCGGGACAACGATTACGCAAGGCAGGCGGTTCGCGCGATCCAAAACAATGTGATCGGGCATGGGATCCGGCACCAAGGTCAGATCAAGATGTTGCGCGGCGGGCGCCTTGATGAGGTGATCAATGGCCAAGTGCATGAGCAGTGGGAGCGGTGGATGCACAAAAGCCGCTGCGATGTGAGCGGCCTGCTTGGCTTCCACGACATGGAGCGGTTGCTGGCGCGCAGCATGGCCGAGTCGGGTGAGGTCTTCATCCGCATGATCCGCAAATCGTTTGGCGGCAGCCGGGTGCCATTTGCCTTGCAGGTGCTTGAGGCGGACTATCTGATTGATGACGATGTGCCACAGGCGGCTGATGGCAACACGGTTCGGATGGGCATCGAGGTGGATGGGTATCTGCGGCCGCAGGCTTACCACTTCTACGCAAACCATCCGGGTGACACATACGCCGGAAATCCTCGGACTAATGGCCGGCGGATTCGGGTGCCTGCTGATGAAGTGATCCATTTGTTCCTCCCCGAGCGGCCGGGCCAAACCAGAGGCGTGACGTGGTTTGCGTCGGCGCTGATGCGGCTCCACATGCTGCAGGGCTATGAGGAGGCCGAGGTGGTGAGGGCACGGGCCAGCAGTGCGTTGATGGGATTCATCCAATCGCCAGAGGGCGAGCTGGTTGGTGATGAGGTTTATGAAGGCCAGCGTGTGAGTGAGTTCACGCCGGGCGTGTTCAAGTATCTGGCGCCAGGCGAGAGCGTGACGGTCCCCGACCTGAACGCGCCTGATGGCCAGCTTGAGCCATTCACCCGGTCGATGTTGCGGGCTGTGGCAGCTGGTGTCGGTGTGAGCTTCGAGAGCATCAGCAAGAACTTCAGCGAGAGCAACTACAGCAGCAGCCGGCTGAGCTTGCTTGAGGAGCGCGACACCTATCGGGTGCTGCAGCGGTACATGATTGAAAACTTCCACCAGCCAGTCTTTGAGGCATGGCTTGAGATGGCGGTGCTGAGCGGTGCTCTGAATCTGCCGGGCTACGAAACCAACCCCGACCGCTACCGGGCTAGCAAGTGGGTCCCCCGGAGCTGGGAGTGGGTTGATCCGCAGCGTGAGGTGGAGGCTTACAAGGCGGCCGTGAGATGTGGATTTAAGACACTGGCGCAGGTGATCAGCGAACAAGGCGGCGATCTGGACGATGTGCTGACGCAGCGTCAATCAGAACTGGCCAAGCTTGACGAGCTGGACATCGTGCTGGATACAGATCCGAGCGAAGTCAACGGCAGCGGGGTGTCCCAGCCATTCATGCCAATGGGTGCTGAGCCTGCGTTTGAACAAACCGAATCGCCAATGGAAGAGGAGGAATACGAAGAGCTGTCTGTGCTCGAGGATCCGCTTGAGGATCTAGAGGATTGATGGCAAACGTCAACGGCACTGAGATCGACCTGATGCCAACCGATGGGATGCGCACAGAAGCGCAGCGCTACCGCGATTGGAAGGCTGAAGACGAGCAGGGCGGCACCGACGTGGCGGCGAACAGGGCAAGCCAGATCCTCTCGGGTGATGAGCTGAGCCCAGACACCGTGATCACGATGGCGGCATGGTTCGCGCGGCATGAGGTGGATAAGCAGGGCGAAGGATTCAGCCCTGACGAGGATGGCTATCCCTCGCCGGGCCGTGTGGCGTGGGCAGCATGGGGTGGTGATGCTGGGCAAACTTGGTCGAATAGCAAGGCCGATAGAATCAAAGAACTACAAGAGAGAAGCGCTATGGAGATGGAGCGCCCCTATCCGAACGAACACGCTGCGCGATTGGAAGATCCGGCGCAGTACGATTCGCTGCGTCGCGTCAACGATGAAGGCGGCACCGGCGTGGACTTCATCTATGGGATCAAGGAAGGCGAGAGCGAATTGCAGGCAATCCGATTCCGCAGTTCAGTGTTTACGGCAGACGAGGCACGGGCATGGCTGGCCGATCATGACTTTGACGCGATTGAGTTTGAGGAAGCCACGGGTGACGGCGAAGGCCGCAGCCGTGCAGCTGCTGATGAGTTGACCGAGGGCGACTTCGTGCGCTGGGAGTCAAGTGGCGGCACTGCTCAGGGCAGGATCGAACACATCATGCGCGAGGGTACGCTTGGAGTCCCCGGCACTGAGTTCAGCATCGACGCAACACCTGAAGATCCTGCAGCGCTGATCCGCATCTACAGCGAAGGCGATAACGGCTGGGAGGCTACCGAGACCATGGTTGGCCATAAGTTCTCGACGCTGAACAAGATCGACGCACTGCGGGCCATGCCTGGCATCGGCAAATATCAGCGGGCTGAGTTGACCACCTTTGACGAGGTGGAGGATCGGACCTATGAGTTCCCGTTCAGCTCTGAGTTCCCTG